CTTCCCTACCGTGGGTGTCCGTCCTAACAGAGGTAGATAGAACAAAAGTAGAACAAGAGCCGGGGAAGGGGTTTTAGGACAGCCAAAGAGGGCAGTACTTGACCCAAAATGTCACTCGTGTCATAAATAGAGGCACTATGACTAGCAAGGCAGAATCCACGCCATCAAAGCCGAAATCAGGCAAGATTCAGGCACAGCAGCCGAAGAAGCTGCTGAAGAGTGGTGCCGACCCAAGCGTCGGGAAGGGGACCCAGTTCAAGCCTGGCCAGTCGGGCAATCCAGCAGGCAAGCCAAAGGGTACGAAGAGTCTCAGTACCTGGATCAAGGAGATGCTCAACGACGAGAACTTTGAGGCACTCCTTCCAGACGCACGGGAAGGCTACAAAGAGTTCAAGGGTCGCGCGGTGGAAGCCATCATCAAGACGGCCATGGTGCGAGCACTAGCCGGCGAGAAGGAGTCACGTGAGTGGCTCGCCAAGTATGGCTACGGCACCAAGATTGACGTCACGAGCGACGGTGAACGCGTCCAGATAGCTCCACTGGTAGTGAGCGACATCGCAGCGAGGGACGACGATGCTCCAGCTGAAGCGCAAGCAAGCTGAGGCCGTCCAGGCAGTCAACGACCCGCTGGTTGACACGCTCGTTCTCATAGGTGCAGTTGGCACCGGGAAAACGGACGTGGCGGCTCACATCGTCATCAGCATCTGCTGGAAGTTCCCACACACCCGCTGGCCTGTGTTCCGCCAGAACTTGTCCACAGCCCGCGACACGATCATCCCAAGCTACCTAGACATGCTCGATCGTATGGGACTAGTTGGAGAGGGCAAGGACTACACCTACACGCAGAACCCATGGCGCATCACGTTCAACAACGGCTCCGTCATCATGTTCCGGGAGGCTGATGCGACCAAGGACCGCGGCGGCAAGAAGATCAAGGGCATCAATGCCAGTGCCAACCACATCGACGAGGCAGATGAGCTGGAGTACGAGATGTACATCCAGGCAACCTCGCGCCGTGGCCGCCACAACGAGCACGGACAACCGAGCCTGTCTATCATTACCATGAACCCAAATGATGGCTGGTCAAAAGACAAGCTCTACGACCCGTACAAGGCTGGGACGCTACCAAGGAACGTTCGGGTCATCGAGTTCGACATCAGCGACTCATGGCAGTCGCAGCGTGACGTTGCAGCTCTCAAGACCAACCCTGAGTGGTGGACCCAACGCTACCTATTCAACAACTGGAACTACAGCGACGAGTCCACGAGTCTGTTCAAGAGCCGCCACTGGGCAGAGTCAATCGTTGAAGACCTGGACGGGGAAGCACCCAAGGCCGCCGGCTACGACGTGGCGCGCAGCGGTACAGACCGCTCAGTGAGGGCGCTCGTACAGGGCTTCACCATCGCGGACATTGCCGTCGTGAAGAAGAAGACAGAACAGATGGACACCGCAGTGCAGGCTGACTGGCTCGTCACTGATTGCACAGACGTCGGCTATGGGCTCGAGAACCTCGCCATCGACGCTGTGGGGCTCGGTGTCGGTGTCGTCGACTCGCTGACCAAGCTCGGCTTTAGGGCACGGGAGTACATGAGCGGCGCAAAGCCGGACCCGGACGTCCGGCTCGAAGCTGACGTCGTCTCCACCGTGAACTTCGACAACCTACGCAGCCAGATGATCTACCTGTACGCCCATGGCATCGAGATTGGCATCATCAAGCACCTCCGCTCGTGTCCCTTCCTCACAGAACTACGCAAAGAGGCCATGCTCCACAACTACAAGATCACTGACAAAGTGTTGGCCGTTGAGAGCAAGGACAACATCAAGAAGCGGCTCGGTGAAAGCCCTGACCTTTTCGACGCCGTGCTTATGGCGCTATATGTGGCGCTGCGACCAGTGAGCCGCTACGACATTGACCCCGACGATGAGGATGACGGCCTCACTTCTGGCTTGATGGACGAGACCTTTTAGCGTACATTTAATGGTATATGGCAAAGGATCAACGACTTCAGAAAGAGCAGGGCGCAAGCGGGACCACCATTTTCAGTGGTCGGATCATAAATGAAGACTTCAACCCAAAGTTCGAGAAGGTCAATGCCCTCAAGACCTACGACGAGATGCGCCGCAGCGACGCGACGGTAAATGCCGCACTGAGTGCTATCAAACTACCAATCAAACAAGCGTCGTTCAACGTAGACGAGGCTAGTGAGGATGAGGCTGACAAAGAGGTCGCCAAGGTCGTCCACGATAACCTGTTTGAGGTCATCGACTGGGATAAGTTCCTCGAGGAGGTACTGACCTACCAAGACTTCGGTCACGCTCTATTCGAAATGGTCATTGAGCCCAGCGAACTCGAGGGTAAGCCCTACCTGCTCGTCACTAAGCTTGCGTTCCGTAAGCAGGCCACCATCATGGCCTGGGAGCAGCAGGATCACACCCCAGGTGTTACCCAGAACGTTGCTGGAAAGCTCTACTCTATCCCACTTGAGAAGCTCGTCCGGTTCACCAACCGCCAAGAGGGCGACAACTACGAGGGAATCTCCGTCCTCCGCAGCGCCTACAAGCACTGGTACATCAAGGACACGCTCTACAAGATCGACGCCATGGGCCATGAGCGCCAAGGCCTTGGAGTTCTCGACATCACGCACCCCACTGGGGCAAAGAAACAGGACATTGAGAAGATGAAAGCGGCGGCTCGTGCCCTCAGAGCCAATGCACAGAGCTACCTACTCCACGAAGAGGGTTGGAAGGTCGCCTTTCTCGACATGAAGGCCAAGAGCATGAAGGACATCGAGCCGTCCGTTAACCACCACGACCGCCAGATACTTAAGAACGTGCTCGCTCAGTTCATCGACCTTGGTGCCGCGGGTGGGTCAGGCTCACGCGCTACCAGCTCCGACCACAGTCGCCTGTTTGAACTTGCCGTGCAGTCTGTCGCTGAGTACATCGTGCAAATACTTCAGACCACAGTCGTCAAGACCATCGTCGACCTGAACTTCACTAGCCGAGCCTACCCAACGCTCTCAGTCGGACGTATCAGTGACGACAACATCCCAGAGATCAGCGCCGCCATCGACAAGTTCGTCACAGCAGGTGCTCTCCACCCACGACCCGCCGACGAGAACAAGGTCCGTCAGATGGTTGGCCTCGGTGTAGTGGAAGAGGAGGAACTACAGGTGCTGTTTGATAAAGCTCCCTCCTTGGTACCACCAGCACCAGTACCCGCGCCTGTAGCAGACCCTGCAACTGACCCGACGGCTCAAGAGGCATCCACACTCATCTCGACCGCGAAGCAACTCAGGGCGAGCCTTGAGGAGGCTATGTATGCAGACACGACACGAGCTGCTTGAAGCTCACACTGAACTCACCTGTGCCATCCGTGCTAGTGAGGACTGGGAGTCCAGCTACAAGCAGGCACCGAAGCAACTGAGCAAGCTCATCCGCAAGGAAGCCGAGCTTCAGTCTGCTGTCAACGAGTACCTGCTCGGCCTACGTGACCGTGTCCCCCAGTTCGTGAACTGGCAGGAGGTCGAACTCAAGCCACTCCAAGCCAGCCAGGTTCCAGCCCTCAGTGACCAGCTGTGGCAGAACGAGCGCCAGCTGCTCTACGCCGCAACCTCAGCGCTCCTGGTCGAGCTGACCGCCATCGGCATCGAAGCCGGTGAGCTCATCTACTCCATCCCCCTTGGCATCGGCCCCCTCGACCAAGCCGTCATCACGGCCGCCGGTACGCAGACTGCCCAGCTGGTCAAGAGCGTGACGAAGACGACGCGCGGCCTCATCCAGACAGCCATCAAGCAGGCGATCCTCGAGGGGGACGACCTCACTCGCACGGTCGAGCGCATCCAGAAACTCGTGGCGAACCCAGTCAGGGCCGAACTCATCGCCCAGACCGAGAGCGTCACTGCCTACCAGTCAGGACTAGAGCACTTCGCGTCTGAGAGCGGTGCTGTCAGCAGCACGTGGGACGCGTTGAGTGGCGCTTGCCAGCTCTGCGCACCACTGGACGGCATGACGTTGCCTATCGGGGAGATGTTCGTGCTCGGCAACGGCGCGACCGTCTCCTACCCTCCAGGACATCCCCGCTGTCGTTGTGGACGCATCCTGAACTACTGATCCAACCGGTGCAGACTGCTCCCATGGACAAAGAGGAGCGCGATGAGTTGGTCCAGGCATTGCGAGCGGTCAGGCGGACTTTGCTGCAACACGAGGCGGAACTAGAAGAGGCGTACTACTCAATCCGACGCCTCGACTCTGCTGCCCTCGAGCTCAGCCCACTGGGAGAGATCATCGACAAGTTGCGTCTTGCCCTCGAACACACCAGGGAAGCGCGAGTCGTGGTAGAGCAGACTAGATCAGTAGCCTTCGTCAATAGTGCTGAGGACTCGATCACGACTACCAACCACATCCACGGGAGCATTATGACCTTCGTGTGGGATACCGTCAGCCAACTCCCGCATGACCTAATTTGGACCGCTATTGGCTTCGGCGCGAAGAAGGTGTTTGATCGACTGAATTACCGAGAACTGCGTCCCATTGAGGCACGCGAGGTCCCATCGGTCGCAAAGAGGCGTGCAGCCCTTCGCGATGACACTGCGGTTGAAGACTTGACATGCGATTCGGTGAGCGTAGAAGGCGAGACGAAGGCTACAGCGACCCTTACGCACCGGGACGGTAGGGTATTTACCGTCGAAGTCGTGAATCAAAGCGGCATGATGGTGGCGCGCATATCAGGAGTTAAGTACCCGGAGGGCTACCCGGACATCATATAGCCATTGACACGAGAGCGTTGCTGCCTCATATTCATAAGCAGGTATGAATAAAGCAGTACAACGCATCATCAAGCTACAAGCTGACCAGAACGGCAACGTCGCCGTCCCGGACCGTATACATCTCATGAGTGCCGGCCACTGGCACACGCCCTATCACGGCGCGTTCGAGATGACGTCCCAAGACCTCAATGACATGGTGACGCACTTCAACGATGGAGTCGGCCTTGTCGAAGGCAGCAAAAGGGCACCTATCAACTACGGCCAC